ATGTCACAGGGTACCCAAATCGGACTGAAGGGGGATAACCGCAAGCATTTTATTCTCGCGAATGCTGATGGCAAAGTGCGCGCCTATATCTGGAAAGATAAGGGCGGTGATGGAATACACATCAATAACGGTATTGACGGTGGTGGTGAGTACGTTTTCCATAAAGATGGCGGTTTTTGTGCACCTTCTTCCGTGTATGCAGGAGCGGGAAGAATGGCCGCTGACGGCAATGTTGTCGGCAGCAAATGGGGAAATCAGTGGCTGGATGTTTACCTGAAAAATACCTTCCAGCCCAAAGGGACCTACGGTCAATCGAATACGGCAAAGCGCGAGGTCAACGGATGGTGGAAATGCGGGGACACGGGGGTGATTATCCAGTGGGCGAGATATGGAAAAGACAGAGGGGCAGGGACCTATGATTTCCCGCTGCCCATGAAGTTTCTCAAAGCAGGATTGCTCTGTATCGGCTATGTTGATACTGCGATTAACGCTTGGGGCGATAATCAGTCCCAGTCAGCCCATCTGGTCGATAACGCGACCGTCAGGGTGACGATAGATAACGGTCTTGAAAGCGTCGTTCTAGCGATTGGTTTCTGAAAGAGGATTTGGCGAGTGAATATCCGGCACACTGCTAAACCGTGTCGATATCGGCACCACGCCAGATATTGTGCGGCCGGAAGCTCCGAAAAGATAAAAACTTTATGCTGCCCTGACAATGTAGTTAAACGCGACATTTCGCGGCCTTGTTTCTGAAGCGGTTCTCAAACCAGACTGAAAACTGGCTGAGCAATCAACAGCGAATACGCCGCTGGTTCCTCCAGTAATGCTACTACTGGCCATTCTTCTTCCCATTTTGAAAATCCCACTGGCTGATGATTGACCGACAAACTGAATGCCGGTTATGTTTCCAGTGAAATTTTGAAGGGTATCACCTTGTACGCTTAATATTTTGCGTCCGTTATCCACTTTTCGTCCTGCATCCCAGCCCCGAATAAATTCGCCACGTAAATCAGGGAGTTTCCCTGATGGATAAGCGAGTGCCAACAGTGGGTATTCTTTCTTATTAAAGCTCTCACCATTGCATATACGCCAACCTGACGGAGGCGTTTCAGTAGGCCAAGGCAGAGGAACGCCGACAGGGATTTCGACACGCAATACTTCTGGCGTAACAGCATGAACATCGGTGGCGGTTAATTTTACATCCTGAATCAGGGTTTTGCCGTTAATTTTACGCTGACTAGGTGTTGCATTTTTAGCCAGATTTACTGTTTCTAACAAACCAAGGTTTTCTAAAAATTTATTTTTGTCTGGGATGTCAGCGCCGTTGTCATTTTTTGCCAGTTTCTGACTCAACAGTTGCATGACGTTTTCAGCAAATTTGGGGTTATTGCTAATCGCTTGCGCCAGCTTGTTCAGCGTATCTAAATCGGAAGGCGCATGGTCGACCACCGCATTAAGTCTATCATTGACAATTTTCACCGCTTTAGGGGTTGCGGCTTCCGTTTCACTGCTGCTCTGATTGGCATTGCTGAGCTTGACAAAACCTTTTTCACTTACGCTGGCATCCGGGTGATTTCGGGAGCGCGTATGCGCCGTTAACGCCGCTTCGGCCGCTTTTAATTGCTGCTTTAACCAGGCGGTACGATTCGCCAGTTCACGCGTAGGTCGGTTGGTGATACCGTCTGGCCCACCCAATACCGGGTCGGAGGTCTCTATCTGGTAGATACCGTCCTCCCAGGCAGCCGTTTCTTTTAAATAACTCATGTCATCGTTCTCCATCGGGCTGGATCCCCTCGTGGGCGGATTGTTAGTCATAGTGTAGTCTGTTTTTGTCTATTCATTAAGTATTTTTGCATACCCTTAACTGCTGCCATGATTATAGCGCCCGTGGTAGGTCGTTTGATTGTTATAGCGCAACGGAACCGCCGTATAATCCAGCGCCACCAGTTCGCTCCGCGCCGGCGCAAAGGCCGCGAGCGTCTCGCGTAATCTGGCCGCCTGGTCATTGGTGATCAACGTATTGAGTACCACCCGATATAGCGCCCAGTGCGTCTCGCCATCGGGATACGCGGTGGCCTGTTCCGGTTTAAGGGCCGCTCCCCCTTCGGTTATCGTCACCTCCCCAAATCCCAGCGCCCGTATCATGGCGCGAATCGACCAGGGGGTGCCCTTATAGCGATGCAGCGTGATGGCCGATTTCAGCATCGCACGGCGGGCATCATCCGATTCGGCTAAATGCCAGCCATTAACCCCGGTTAACGCCAGCTGCTCTGCCAGCCAGGGCAAGGCCGACGCCTCGGTCATGTCCAGCAGATAAACCAGCAGCGGCGTCAGGTCAATCTGCTGCAACCGCGCCGCCTGTGCCGCCAGCCCCTGAAAATGTTTCTCTGCCGCCAGCAGCGGCGGTAACAGGCTGTTATCGGTCATCGCCGCTCTCCGTGCCCAGGGTCAACTGAATGTCGCTACAATGCGCCCATTGCTGTGCCGACAGTACCGTCGACTCAAGGGTAGTGAAACTCGTGAGCTGCACCCGGTAAACGCCCGGCACTGACAAGGCAGCGATAATCTGGCTGGGCACAATATCCCGCCCCAGCTGTTTAGCCTGGCGGGCCACATACTGCTCAGCGGCCTGCCACGCCTGTTTCAGTACCGGCTCGCCTGGCTGGCTGGCATAACAGGTCAGCTGTGCGGTAATGGTATAGTCAACCTTTTCAGGGGCCAGCACCTGCACTGTATCATTCAGCGGGCGCACCCGCTCTTCCGAGCACAGGGCCGTCACCAGGCTGAGCACCGTCTTGTCCGGCAGCCCGCTGGTCAGCAGCGGATACAGGTTGACCGTGCCGGGTTTCGGGCGGGTCACTGCCACATCACAAATCCCCGGATGGGCACTCATGGCATGAAAGCGGTAGGCTTCACGTGAACCAGCGGTGCTGAAGGACGCCGGAGCCAGACGGATACGGTTGCGTAGATGCTCATCGTCTTCAACGTCTGAGCCGCCTTCGCTTGGCGTGGTATTAGTGACCTGAATATCCCCGTCATCGATGGCCTCCATCAGGGTGCTGATTTGCGCCGGTTGCCAGCCGTTACCCTGTATCCCTGCCTCGCTGCAGGTCGCACTCACCGTCACCCGGGATGCCGTTGGCGTCAGCCTGACTTCGCTGTCGGTGGTAAATAGCAGGCTGTCCGTGGCGCTGAGCCGTGTACCGGCCGGTATCGGTATCGTCAGCGAGGGTGCGACCGCCAGTGAAAATTGCACCGTGGTGCGTGCCGGTTGAGCCGGTAAACGGTAAACGCCGACCAGCTCGGCCAGATAGTCCAGCATTGGCGCACGGGCAAAGGCCACCAGGTTTTGTTCGGCGGCGGATTGAATGGCACTGCGCACCAGGGTTTCCCGGTAGGCGAACAGGTCAATCAATAGCCGCTCCGCCTGCGCCGGCCACAGGGTTTTACCGCTGGCCGCTTCATAGGCCGCAATCATCTCGCGGGTAATGGCTTGGGCGTCTGCGTTCACAAACTGCGGTTTCTCAAGGGTTAACGCCATGCCACCTCCGTTTGTGCGTTGACCTGACTGCCCGGCAGTCGCCAGCGCAGCAGGAGATTCACCCGCTCACCCTGCGCATTAAGCCGCACCTGATGTAATTCGCATCGGGGCTCCCAGCGTTTGATGGCCTCCACCGTTTCCCGTACCACATGCGGCAAGGCGCGCTCAGTGGGCATATCCAGATAACGATGCAGATCACTGCCAAAATCCGGTCGATGCGGGTCGCTGCCTTTTGGGGTGCCTAAAATCAGTCGCAGGCACTGCTGAATATCCTCGACGCCACTGACCCGTTCACCCGATACGTGCAGCGCGGGTTGCCAATCTACGGCGCTGAGGACGGTCATTGTGTTCATCAAACGCGTTCCTCCCTCGCTTATAACGGCTTGCCGGTGGGTTTACCGTCATGCCCGTTGCTGTGTTGATGCTGTTGCAGCGACACCCGACCTGCCTGGATATCGCCGCTGGCCTGGAGCGTGCCGTCAATGATGGCTGTCGCGCCACTGCCGCCCGAACCGCTCATGCCGCCCTGGTAAGTCAGTTGCTTTTGTACCGTCAGGTTGCCCGTCGCGACCGTATCGGGTGCATCCAGTAACAGGGTGTGACTTGCCTTCACCGTCGCATTTTGCGTTTGAATGAGCACAGTGGCCTGGGTGGTCAGCGTCAGGGTCTGTATATTGCCGCCGATAGTCATCGCGTGGTTTTTGCGGTCATACTCGACAAAAGTCCCATCGGCAAAATCTACCCGCCGCTTATCGCGCTTCGCCACTGTCGGGCGGTCTATCTCGGAATACACCGCCCCTAACACCACGCCGTCATCGCCGTCAGCATCCAGCAGCAGGCTCACCTGTTCACCCACATCGGGTAGCCCGTAATCCTTGTTATCCTGGGTGTTGCGTTGCAATACCGGCAGCCAGGCGGTGCGCAGGTTATCACAGGTCGGCAGCCGTACCCGTACCCGGACGTTTTGCTCATCAATCTGGCTGATGGTACCGAACATCAATTGCAGTCCTTTCATGGTGGCTTTTCTCCGATTGTCATCTCTTTTTCACTCAGCGGCCCCACGCTGCCATCGGCTTTCACCCCAATCACCTGTCGGGGCGCAGGCTTATCCGCGCGAGTCGTTTTCCTGTTGGTGTGCGCCATCGGCCCCTGGCCCAGGGTGAGTTCACAGGTGTACCCGCTTTGGCGCGATAGGGCATGGCGAACTTCAGTAATCAGCCACACCCCGGACAGGCGACCAAAATCGGCCAGGCGCACGGTTAACCCGGCTTGATACGCCGTATTGCCGGCCAGCGCTACCGTCGCCACCCGTTGATATTCATTATGCCGGTTCAGCCCCGCACACACCTTGGCAGTCGCTTCTTCCCGGCTCCGTGCCCGGCTGTGCAGTCTTAAGGTATCGGCGCTGGTTGAACGTCCCTGTTTTTGAGGAGCCGTTTCTCGCGCCACGTCGCCTATCGTGCCATCGGCCTTGATACCGACCGTGACCAGTTGTTTGCGCTGGCTGTCCTGGTATTTCACCTTGCCCTGCTGGTAGATACGGTTAAGCGTATCGCGCAGGCTGTAATGGCTGACGGCTTGCGGGGTAATGACGTTAACTGGCAAGGCTTCCCGCAATCTGACGCGCTCAGAAAAAATCAGCCTGCTCGGCGTGACTTTAACGATATAGCCGTATTCCTCGGCCAGTCGGCGCAAAAAAGCCAGGTCGGTTTCATGTTGCTGCGTGACCCGGTCAAGGGGCAGCGGCGCAATCTGCCCTTCCAGTGTCAGGTGGTGTTTTTGGGCAATCCGGCGGGCGATGGCCGCCAGGCTGGTCTGCTCAAACGCCCGGTAGCTCCGGGTTCGCAGCGCGGTGGTCACTGAAGCGGATAACCCACGCAGCGACACCGTATCCGGCGGGCCACTGAGTTCTATTTCATCAATCGAAAAGGTGCCACAGGGACGTAATGGCGTGCCGACCCTGCCGAGCGCCAATGAGAGCGTGTCGCCTTTACCCGGATACCAGGCCCCACGCCATCGCCCGGCGCTGTCTTCCAGTTCGACCGTCAGCTCATCAGACTGGCCACTGAGCTGATCGGTAAAGCGGATCCCGAGCACGTCCGGGGTGATATCGTGCGTGATGTCCTTTTGGCCATAATGCAGGGTCCAGGTCGGGGCCGGTACCGCCTGCTGTCTTTGTGTCGTTAACGTAACCATGGCGGCGTCTCCTCCACGGTGTCCTGCGCGTTAATCAGCGGTATAGCCAAGGTGATGCCGGCAGGCAACACCGGTGTAATGGGGATATCAGGATTGGCGGCAATGATCCGCACATAGCCCAATGCGTCACCGTAATAGTGGGCGGCCAGCGTATCCCAGCGCTCGCCCTCACGGGTAATATGTTGCCAGACACCTGGCTTATGTTCTTCTTCATGTTGACTTGCAAACATCGGCCTGTTCTCCTTTTTAGTGACGCGTCACCAGATGGCTCGTCAGACGGCTCAGCACCGGGGCGACGTCGTTCCAGGTACTGAGGGCACCGCCCACCTGACCGGCCACCGTATCCAGTGCACCGGGCAGTGCCTGGCCGGTACCGGGGGTCAGAGTACTGAGCGTGTTTTTCGCCTGGCTGGCCGTGGTCGCCACCTTGCCCGCCGCACGGGTCAGGTGACTGGCCGCAGGAAAATGGGCTTCCAGGCCGGCCAACAACGGCTGCGCCTGTATCAACGGGGTGGCCACCTCACCTAAGCTAGTAATGACCCCAGGGACGCGCGTTAACGCCGCGACCGGATCCGTTTTCATCTGGCGCGCCACCCGGATCGCCTGTGAGGCCGTAGCCAGTGCCGACTGCGCCTGACGGGCCAGACCCATCGCCCGCGATAGCGGTGTACCGCTGCCGATCGCCGGTGTTAGCCCGGCGGCTTTTCTGTTCAGTGTGGTGGCCATCGCCGGCGGCTTAAGCGGCTGGCGCAGATCGCCGGTAAATTCACGCAGACTGATATCGACCTCCAGGCATTGGGCGATACCGTCGGCATGGGCTAACAGCGTGCGACCGGTAAGCGTGCTGATCACAAAATGCCCCAGGTACTCGCCATTGCCGAGCACAAATGCCAGTGCCTGATGGGCACGACAGGCGGCCTGTAGCCGTTGCCATTGCGCGGTCGGTTGACAGTACTGCTGATGAAATCGCACGCTGAGGCGATATTCATCCCCTTTATCGCCGACCCACTGCAGGCCGGGCTTACGGCCAATGCGCGCCTGTTCGGCAAACTCACCGCCGAGGGTCGCTTCCAGTGCGGTAAAGCCGGTCTGTAGCTGCACTTCAATCTCACCCAGGATCGCCAGCATCAGTAAAAGTCCCTCCGTTGTTGTTGGTGCATCAGCTGCGCCAGGCGTTTTTCTAGCTCACGCACACTGATAGCCAGGGCTTCGCGTAACGCCGCTGGGGCCGCCTGGGACTGACCGTTTATCACAATCTGTGGGGCAAAGGTGATCTGTATGCCTGAAAATGCCTTCCCCTGACCGGCAGGGGGGATTGGGGTATCAGGCCAGTGGGGCACACGCGGGGAGGGCGGTTGCATCAGCGGCATCAGGCCGCCAACGGCGCGTTCTAACGCGGGCGTGGTACGGGTAATGCCCACCACCGCCCCCTGCACAATATTGTCCCCCAATCCGGCAAAGACCCGTGAGGGACTGTGTATGCCCAATGTCTCCTTAAACCAGCCTGAAACACTGTCCCCAAAATTGACAATCGTCTCTTTGGCGGCGGTTAACCGACTTTTGATGCCATTGACCAAACCCTCAATCAGCTGGCGACCCGCATCGGTAAAATGGGCAGGCAGTTCAATGTTGAAATAGCCCATCACCCCGGCGAAGGCTTTATAGAGCAGCCCCAGCGGCGACCCGTTAAGGATAAGTGCACCCACATCAGCAATACCGCCGGAAAACGCCTGTTTCACCTCGGCCCAGCGGGCCTGAAAGAAAGCGCTTATCGGCGTCCAGTAGTGGTAAATCAGGTAAGCGCCGGCGGCAATCGCGGTGATAGTCAGGCCGATAGGGTTAAACATCAGTGCTCGCCCCAACCACAGCAGGGCATGACCAGCCAGGCGCAGGCCCGTCACCAGCCCACCGGCCAACACCTTACCTAATCGTCCTACGCTGCCTGCGAGTCGGCTTAAGCGCCCACCCATGCCGAAAGCACTCTGGAGTAACAGCCAGCCGGTACGCAGCCGGGTAAACCCACCCCACAGCAGGCGTATCGGCGAACCCAGCAGATTGAACGCCAACCTTGTGGCCAACAATCCCCCCTTAAACAACAGGAGCGCCCCCACGGTTTTGGCGATACCGCTGACCAGTTGAGGGTGGGTTTTGACCCAACCACTGGCGGCATTCAGATAAGGCAGAACCGTTTGCGTTAACGACAGTACGGCGGGGGAGAGTGATTCACCGATACTCAGTGACAGCTCTTGACTGGCAATGCCTAACTTTTTCATCTGCTCAATCGGTGAGGCCAGCCGTTTTTTATAGTCGCCCAGCAGCACATTTTTATCGGCTGCCTGTAAATCGTCTGCGCGCATTTGCCGGTACTTGTCCATATTCGCGAGCATCGGACGCACAAAGGCCATTACCTGCATATCGGCAAACAGTTCACCTAAGCCAAAGTTCTGCTGCAGGGCCAGTAACGCCTTATCGCGCGCGGTATCGTCCTGCAGCGCCATCGCTGATTTAAATTGTGCCAGCGCCTCGGGACTCTTTTGTGCCAGATAGCTTTGCAGGGTATTCATCATCCCTTCAATCGGCGAAATCCCGTGCACTTTTTGTTGCATTAAGGACTTTTCAATATCGATACCGACATCCGCAAAGCGTTTTTGGGTTTCCGGGGCAAACACCTTTTCGAGAAAGTTTTTGAGATTATTGGCTGCTTCATCGGAGGTGCCTGCCCCCATCCTGGCTATCTGCAAGGCAGAGACCAGCTCCGCCACCGCCTCTTTACCCTCAGCAATGCCTTTCATCTTTGGGGCCAGCTCGGGCAACCACTTCACCTGGTCAGCGATTTCAAATGACCCGGCCTTACCCCCTTGCGCCATGATGTTCTGTACCGCGGCAAAATCTTTCGCGGCAATGCCCAGCGACTGCTGGGTGGTCACCGCCGCCTGCGCCCACAGTTCAGCGGAGGTGCGGGTGGCGGTTGCGCCTCGGGCGATGTGTGGCAGGTAGGCGCGAATATCGTCCAGGCTGTCAATGTTATTGCCAATAAGCGCACTGGTGGCGGCCTGTAAATCGGACTGGGTCTGGTTGTATTGCTGGCTCCAGGCGCGGATATCGTTACCCATTGCCGCCTGGGTGGCACCGTCGTAACCGGCGGTGATCCCCATATCGACCAGGTTGTCCTGAAAGGTCATCGATTGTTTAACCGACGGCGCGACCGCACCCACCGCTGCCGCCGTGGTGGCACCTAACGCCAGACCTCGCCCCATTAAGGCGTGATGCTGTTGTCCGAGACGGGAAAGCGTCTGACCCACCCGACCCAGCTCACTATTGAGGCTACGTGCTGCCTGCACACCCAACTGACCGTAACGAGTGACCGCCTGGGTCAGTTGTTGCTGACGGGATTGCAGGCGATGGGTGGTTTCACTCAGGCTATTGAGGCTACGCCGTGAATCGCCCATCGCTGAGCGAAAGGCACCGGCCACCGCTCCTTTGATCACCACCCCAATCGAAAATGTGCTCGACACTGCGTCACCTGCCTCTGTTACACCCGATCACTCTTTATCGGTTTGCCCCGCGTTGCCCGTGCTCCTGCCGGATTTGGGCAGCCGCTTCCTGTAAATAGTCCTCAAACTCCATCACCGTCAGCGCATCCAGCTCACTCGGCTGCCAGCGGAACCATCTCGCCAACAGCGCCTGTGCCTGACGCAGTGCCTTCGGCGAGTGCATCCAGCCCCGCAAACTGACGAAAGTGGCCTTGCAACTGTTGATAATCTACCAAATCCATATTGTCGATATCTTCCGGTATCAGGCCGGTCATGCGGGCAATCAACAGGCTGTCCCAGTCATTGACGTTTTCACTTAAGCGACGTACCGCCTTGATGTCACTGACCTTGAGCCGGTTTAAGCTGACCTGGGTTAGCCTTTCACCACTGCCCAGGGTATAAGGGTATTGCAAACGATAATGAATACAATCTGTCATCATCACTCCTCGGATTGTCAGGTTAAGCACCCAGATTGGCGCGATAATCGGTGAGCATATCTTCACCGTTGATTTTAAAAATATTGGCGATCACATCCAGCTCCAGCAGCACCTGGCCATCCATCACCTGCTTGATATAGCTGCAGGTAAAACTACTGCTCATCTCCGGCACCTCGTGCTGCTTGAAGCTGCCCAGACTATTTTTGCTGAACATCACCGTCATAAACACCGCCACCGGCAGTTCATCCTGGCGACCCTGTGCCGGGTTATAGCGCTGCAGGCTGCCGCGACATTGCAGTGGATACGCCTTGAAGGGATTGGCGGTACGCAGGGCCACCTCTTCATACAGACTGGTCCAGTGAATTTCCCCTTCCAGCTTGTCAAACCCCGCCGGTAACTGAATTTTGCCTATCATCCCCAGCGCCTGATGCTCCTGCTGCACCACGTTGATTTCCGGTAGTTTGATTTCTTTTGCCCGACCTATCAGACTATTGCCGTCCAGATAGACATTGGCATTGGTCATAAAATGCAGTGCATTACCCGCCATGACGCGCTCCTTCTTCTGTTTTTTGCTGTCTGGTTATCATGATGAGACCTTGCTTTTCAGTATCGTCAGATAGTCATCGGTGATTTCTGTTTCAAAGGTCAGATGCTCCATGGGTGGCGGCGGGGTGTATTTGTAATTCAGTTTCAACTGCCCCAGACTGAGCGCATCCTTGGTGTTGTTCGCCGGGTCATACCAGCAGTGAAAGCCCAGCAGCGCCCCATCGGCAATCAACCTCCTGCCATAGCCATTGACCGATTCGGTCAGCGCATCAATCAGCCCCTGATTAATGGGGCGATCAATATATTGCAGACTGAAATGGCGGATAGACTCATTAATCATGTCCCCGGTGCGCCGCACATTTTCAAAATTCTTCAGATGCGTCACGGTCGGCCAGGCCGCCGTGCGGTTGCCCCACAGGCGTAATCCGCTACCAAAACTGTTAAATACCGTGGTAATGCCGTTCTGGTTAAGCAGATTGACCTCGCTATTGGCATCGTCAATACGCGCACTTAACGGGCGCTCAATCCCCACAATGCCCATCAGCGCCTGATTGGAAGACGACCACCAGAACCCTTTTTCACGGTCAACTTTGGCCCGCAGACCCGCCGCGCGTGCCGACAGCGGCTCCAGGCGAGTCTGGTTTGTTGCCTTGTCATAGACCTTGACCTGCGGATAACACAGGCGCACCCGATCAGAGGCGGTATTAAAATTAATCGTGCCTTGTGGCCCCCGTCCAGCGATGGCCTGGGCAAACGTCGTCCCCGCCGGAGCATCAATATAGGCGATGGCTTCACATTGGTGTGCCAGGGCTATCATAGCGGTGGCCACCGCATTTTGGTGCGAGAAGCCGGACGCAATCAGCAGCTTCGGGCGAAAACCAAACAGGCTGTCGGCATTTTCCAACGCTTTCATACCGGTACGCTGGTCGGCGGCATTGGTGGTGCCCAGAATGTCAGCAGCGGTGATTTTTGAGACATCCGGCGTATTATAGGTGACACTGACGGTGGCCCCCTGGGCAATACCGCCGGTGGTGACACGGATGACTTTGCCGGTTGCGGCGGCCACGGTATAGTCGGTCGCTACCTGATAGAGGGTCTGCCCATCGGCGCTTTTCACCACCATATCACCCACGGGTAACTGGCTCAGTGTGGCACTGTGGTGCGTGCTATCGAAGGTGACACTTTCTGCGGTTATCGTTTTCTGATGGCTTTTGGGATCAAACACATTGACCACCAGAACCGTCCCGACACCGTGGTCATAGATAGCGCGCAAGGCTTGCGGCAGGGTAAATCCACTTCGCTCATCGCCAAACTGCGCGGCATCCTTTTCCGATGTACACAGGGTCAGGGTATTGACCGGGCCTGTGGGCGCGGTACCGACCAGGCCAATCACGGACGATTCTCCCGTTTTGACCGGACGAGTCCCGCGTTCAATTTCCAGCGTATCAACGCCGTGATGGTGTTCTCTACTCATGGGGTGACCTCGTTACTTTTTGTGTCTAATGGCCCTTTGCCGCGTTTTCTGGCGGGCATCACTAACGCTGTGCTGACCGGCGCTTCGACGGGCCGGGCCTCATCAGCGGGAAGCGCCACGGTGTCGCCCGATGAGGTGATTGCCTGTGCCAACGGTGCCGTCATGATGGGGTCGACGGGGGTTGCTGCTTCCTGACCCAGAAAGGTTAAATAGCCCTGGGCTTCCAGCCCCAGCACATAATCGTTATCCATCGGCAGGGTCACTTCCTGACCCGGCCAGAACATCACATCCAGGATGCGGCCATCCGGTAAACGTAACGAAGCACCGCCCATCTGTTCGCCGTCATAACGATAACGGGCCGGTTTGCCAGTCGGCTGCTGGGCCTGTTGTGATCGTTGTTCAAAATCAGTCAACGGTTTTGGCGGTTCAACGGGCGTATCGGGATAATCAAAGCCCAGGAAGGTCAGATAGCCCTGCGCTTCCAGCGAGACAATAAACGGATGATCGACCGGCACATCGACCACCTGACCGGGATAAAACATCACATCCTGGGTACGGCCATCAGCCAAACGCAGGGCCGCCCCATTCGGGGACTCACCGTTGTAGCGAAACTTCGCCATAAGCCACCTCGTTATTCTCTGTCTTCATGATATCTTCCCGGGTACGCGGTAAGGCCTCCTGCGGGGCGTCCTGCACAAACCAGGTTTCGGTCGCCACCGTCAGCGCGTATTGCCATAAACCCTCGGATTGCCCCAAAAAGACCTCATCAATCAACCACAGCGGGCGGCGACAGTCCGGCGGCATAAAGCCCCCCACGGCCTGACGCAGGGTATCGAGGGTGGCAATCGCCCCGTCGTTACCGTTAAGCTGGCGCATCACCAGGGTCAGCGTGAAATGCAGCACCCGCGGCTGGAATACCATGCCCACATCCTCAATGTCGCCAAAACGTGAGCGGGCAAAACTGAGCAGCACCGCACCGAGTGGATGGTTAAGATGAAAGCGTTCCGGCTGCTCAGGGAAGAAGGTGACCTCCAGCTGCGGTAAGCGTTTTGTCAGCAGGCCCAGGAGGGCGCGCATGATATCGAGCGTCATTCAAAGTCCTCCAGTAAGCCGCCGGGGCCGCTAAAGCGCGCCGGACGGGCATAAACATGAAAAGCCCCCGGCTCGGGGAGCACCTGACCACTGGCGGCGATACCTAACGTCAATTTTCCGTCGCGCAAGGCTTCCAGCATTTTTAAGCTGCCTCGATAAACCTCTTTTATGGCTTCCGGCAATTGGCCTTCGGGACGACGCAGGTACAATCGATGGCTGACCAGATTGACCGCCATATCGCGCAGTACCGTGGGAACGGTTTCCAGTGGCAATACATAACGACCGCGCAGATGGGCATCAATCAGCTCATCGGCATAGCGAATGGCATCGTTCAGCACCTTGTCGTTAATCACATTGGGCAGGCCACCCATCAGCGCTTCGCCTGAGACATCCTGCGTCAGCTGAACCAGCGTATGACGGGAGAGCAATTGCCCGATATCCTCCAACGTGCAGTAGGCCATCAGATACCTCTGACCATGCGGATAATTTCACCCGCGGCAGTGGCCGCATCCAGAGCCACCCCCACCGTTGAAGCGGGCAGCCCGCCACCGGTTAATGCACTTTCCGATACCACCCGGCCTTCACTGTCGGCCTTGAGCAGCTCGCCCGCGCTAATCGCGGCGCCGGCCTCTACCGCCATGATGCCCAGCACATTAATCGGTACGCTGTCGCCTTTTTTACCGGAGACCTCGGCGACACCGAGTTCCGTCCCGGTGCCCTTAAAGGGTTTTGCCGTTATGCCCACCAGACGATGGGCGGTTAAATCTTCCACCGCCACGACGGTGGTGGTGAGTACCACCTGTTGTGTCACCATCTTTTACGCTCCTTTAATGCCGCTAATCAGATAACCGGCTTCACTGCCCACCACCGCTACCTTGTAAATATCGGTATAGCGGATATTGACCACCTTGCCGCCAACACTGTCAAAGCGGTCGGCCAGCGGCATCCCCTGCCGGCGGAAGGTATAGCCAAAGGAAGGCATATGCTCATCGGCGCTATCACTGCCTACTGACGGAAAATTGACGACATGCAGCATCAGGTTGTCTTTCCACAGGTCGGTGGTGCTTTTACCGTCTTTCGCCAGCTGAACGGGTGCGCCAATCAGCACCTCATCCACCTGGAATAAATCTTTTAAAATCTCGGTGGTAATACGCTTGCGTTCATTGCCGCCCAGCGCGTCTTGCAGCACCTTATGGAAGCGCAACAGTGCCATCACGCTCGCCCCCATGGTAATGACGTTGGGGCGCAGGCCGATATTGGCCCGGACCACTTCCATCCCGGCTTCAATCTCTTTCAGTGGATCGCCATTTTTCTTGTTCCAGGCGGCCTCGCCCGTCAAGGCTTTGGTGGCGTTGCTGGCATAGACCGACGCCGATTGGGCCAGCTCGGCGACATACTGCTCACGGCGCAGCAAAATACCGTCGGTGGCGCGTTTAATCGCCTTGATTTCTTCATTGAACATCGATTCCGCCTGTTCGCGGTAATCGACCGGCACCGCCAAATCATGCTCATCGAGCACGATATCGGTGAACGCCTGTTTCTCTCTTAACAGAATATTGCTGTTGGCCCCGACCGCGCGTTTGGTTTCATACAGCGCCAGCCGTCCTTTACCAAAGGTCGGCACCTTAACCCCTTCCTTTTCTACCCTGACGAGAGGAAACAGCTTTTCCCCAATCAGGCTGGCATTGCGGTATTCAGCGGCAATGTGGGTCAGCACCGGGTCGTTGGCCCGTTTGCTTTTTAAATAATCAGACATAGGACTCTCCTGACAGGCAGCGCTTCACCGCCGCTTCGTAAGGGATGGACTCACGCGCCTTAAGCGCCATGGCCTGTTGATGCAGCGTATCCGGATCGGATGCCCGCTCACTAAAGGTCAGACTGTTTTGCGGCGTGTTGCCTCTTCCCGGCACCGCCCGCTGACTAAAATCAACCAGCGGGGTAGCGCTGGTAAACAGAGACTTGACGGCATCAACCAGTGGTTGCGTTTTGCTGCCCTCACTGAAGGTCAACGCCTGCTCTTTGCCAGACAGCGCATCCAGTAACGCCACCATCACCGCTTGTCCGGCAGGGGCCAGGCGTGCTTCATTAATCAGACTTTCGGCAAATGCCACATTGACCTCGTGGGCGACGTTGGCGGCCTGCGCGGCCTTTTCAGCCTGATGGGCGCTAATCTGTTGCTTTAAGGCGGCGTTCTCGGCTTGCAGCCGTTGATTTTCGGCTCCATTTTTTTCCACGGTAAGGTTCTCCGTTGTCAGGGGTGGCGTGATGAGCCTCGGCTCAGAAAAGGTGCTGGTCGCGGTGGTTAAGCGGGGCGTGTCAGGCTGGGTGCGCAAATAGTGACTAAGGAACGCCCGTAAGCGGGTAAACAGCGGATCGTGATCGCACTGCATGTCTTCACTCAACACGACGACCCCTTCTTCGCCTTCACTAAAGGTCACCGGCTTAAGGCCCTTGACCGCCGGCGGCTGGGCACCCAGGAAACCGACGTGTTGCAAATAGTAAATACCGGGCACCGGATTATGGGGGGAATCCGGCGCATAAAAGGCGGCTGAGATTTTTTTGTAACGCCCACTGACCACGGATTCGCTAAATGTCGGCTCCAGTTGCTGGGGTTCGGCTATCAGTGAGCGTCCTTGCGCCGACAGCCGTTTGATCCAGCCATAAGCGGGTGCATTGGTCGTCGGATGACCGATCACTATTGGCGCTTCATGCAAAGCCGGATCATAGGCATTCGCACAGACATGCAAATCGTTTTCACTAAATGTCACGCGGTCACCGGCTCCGGTAATATAGTGGCCTGGCTTGAGAATATGCAGGGGTTTCATGGCACCTCCATTGACTATCATGCCAACAGTCTATGTCGGGTTGTCTGATTTCCCTTTTAAAGGGCTTTAAAGATTTTCATTTGCGTCTTTTTTGAAGACAAATGAATGACGAGGCGGCTATCAGAAATAACCGCGTCAGGAAGGGGTTTATAAAGCTTTATAAAGGGCGGAAACGCGCTCGGGTATCGCGTTGTATCCTTTAAGCACCCGAACGCGTCAAGCAGCGCTTAGCGGAGGCTAGCCTGTTGCAAATAATCAATCACCAGCTGGCGTTTGACTTCAGCCTGTAGCTGTCCCGCCTCGGATACCGGCAGGTAAGGGCGCGGCGGCAGCGTCACTGACCCACCGCGCCCCGCTTTCCCACCCAATTGATGAAGTCGGGCATAAACGCGATGGGTGCCGACCCTGGCCTGATGCGCATCATATTCCGGCGTTACGCTGCGGCGCAAATACCCGTCACGTGAGAGCGTCATGCCCTGGCGGGCGAGTGCTGCGACCGACGGTTGCCAGCGTGGCCGCCCCTGTTCTTCAAAATTAAGGTCGGTAGCCGTTTTCAGCGTTTCAGACCAGCGGCGCATCAGTGGCGTCAGGTCATAAGCGGCGTTCTCCAGTTGCTTCAGCGCCTGTTTCAGGTCGTTATCGGTTATCTCAACCGACAGGAGGGTGGGTTTCATTGAGTGCCTCCGAGTGCTTTGCTAGCGACGGCGTGTAACGGCCCCTGATAGCGGGTTAAGTCCGGTCGATACCCTTCACCGGGGTTATACGACCAGCCGATATCCGGGGAAAACACCGTATGATTGTCGAGTGTCAGCTGGGCCACCGGCTGCATTTCGCCGGTTTTGCGCGAGACCACCTGCAACGACCAGCGCAGGCGGTCGCCGGACGTTTCCACCGTGAGTCCTCGCGCTTTGATGTCCCGTTCAGACAGTGCAATCACGCTGCAGCGACAGCGCCAGCCATTGGGCGGGTAGAGTGCACGCCATACCGGGTCATCGGCAGAAAACACCCGGCCATGCAGTGCCAGGTGGCTTTTGCGGGTGCGGTTATCGCGTATTGCCACATACATCCAGTAGGGACGCGCCGCAACATTCTCCCGCATTTCTGCCCAGCGCCCGGCGTTGTACAGGGTAGTCAGATTGGTGCGGTAAATGGTCTCCAGTCGCTGCGGACTGCCTAATTGCACCGTCACCGGCTCCCCGCTCACCGGGTCGGTGTTTGCCTGTTCCCCCCACCATCCCTTGGCCTGCAGTGTTGGGGTCAATTCACGGGCAAACCACTGGCCGGTTTTGCCTTCCGCCAGAGTGGTTTCCAGCGCCTGATAAATGTCCTGCAGAATATCCAGTTGTGTCACCTTGGCCACCGTCGCGCTCTGCGCATGGGCGGCTTGCCAGACGTCCTGCCAATCCCAGGAAAAGGTAAAGCCTTTCGCTTTTAAGTAGGCTATCGCCCGTTTGGGCGGCAGGCTAAACAGTGCCGTCAGTTCGTTATCATTGAGTGTTGGCATGTAACCTCCCCCAGACGTTGGCAACAAACATCACCCGGGCCAGGGTTTCCTGGAGGGCGTCCGCCTGCATCTCGGGGTAAAGTGCGGCCAGTTTTCCCCTCAGTTCGCCGGGGGAAATACCCGATTTTACCGCGTCAAATAACGGGATGAGCAGCGGTTGCAGGGTGTTGTCCAGCGTGCCGTTTTTCATCAGGCTGTCCAGTGCCCGGTCAAGCTGTGCCTGGGCATCAGACGCGGTCTTGGTTTGTTCCTCAGCAAAGGTCAGCGCGGGTGCGGAGGGAGCAGTGGCTTTTGGCTCGCTTTCCATCAGCAAATCCCCCGGTTGCAAGCCATATTCACGCTGATAGTATTGCGCGCTGAAAAAGCCGGCGGTTTGCGCCAGACTCAGGTCACGCTTGGCCTGCACCTCATCGATGGTCTCCTGCTCCCACAGTCGCCACACGGGCGCGGGCACATCACCAAAGTTCAGCTCAACCAGCCAGCGGAGTATCTGGTTTACCGCACTCATTACCATCACCGCATCGCCATCGCGGATATCGGCGGCCACTTCCAGCCCGGCCTGGGCGGAAGCGTGATTGGTTTCGGCTTCGGTAGTCTGGTTCTGGCCCAGCAGCGCAATGGTGATTTCGCTGCGAGCCATCTCAATCAGGTCTTTATACAGACGGCTCGACGCGCCTTTGGTGGCGGGCTCCTTGAATTCAATGCTGCTGTCATCCGGGATAACCGCCACCGCATCCTGCACCATCTGCTCGAGGGAGTGCAGCAGCGGGCTGATATGCGCCTGGTCCTGGCTACGCGGATGATACCCCACTACCCAGGGGGTGCCGTACTTCTCACTAAAGCGCATCCAGAACGACCAGCCGGCTTTCTTGAACGTCACCGGCCAGAAGCACAGCGACAAATCCGCAAACCCGTAGGGGTTATCAAAGGTGGCGTCTTGTGTCGCCACCACAAATTTGCGCGGCGGTAATAACTCGCCCGCCAGGCCGGACTGCGGTGCCTGAAAGCGCAGGCGATTCTCGGTATCAAAGGTAAACCACTCCGGTGGCTTGCCCACCACATCGGTGACCACCAGATGGCGACCGTCTTTTGCCCAGCTCAGTTCGGCGGGTGATAGCCAAAAAAGGCCGCCTCCAGCAGTTCACCGATGATGCGGTTCATGTCCCACTGCGCCAGGGTCTGTTCAATAAAGCGCAGCACATGGGCGGGCGCTTGCCCTGCATCCAGTCCGCGCTCCAGGCATTTGACCGCCGATTTGCGCCGCCGGATACTGCTACCCACCAACGGCTCAGCGCGTAACTGGCGGTAGACGCTAATCGCCTGGCCTCTGGCGCGTAATATCGGGTCGGGATTGGGTAAATGGCCAAACAGTTGCCCCAGGCCCGCCGGACTGCGGGCACGGGTAGCAATGTCACTGAACAACGCTTTTTTATCGATAATCATCAATATCCCTCCAGCAAGGATGAGGCCTGCCGTGGGCAACAGGAATAAGCGCGCACCGGGCCGTGCGGCTGGTCGGCGGCGTTAAGCGCTAAAAACAGCGCCCAGGCACGGTCAGCGTGCCCGGCGGCATCGCTCTCGGCCACAAAACGCGGCGCGCCAGTCGGACTCATCACTTTTTTCAGTTTATGCAAATCGGCGCGTAACGCGCCATCGCCCTGTGGCAGTCGCAAGCGCCGGTCTTCAAAGACCTCTTTACCGCGTGTCGCCAGCGTCAGCTTGTTTCTGGGCGTGAATAACACCCCTTCGACCCGCGTGCTGCCATGACGGCGTTTGGCATCTTCCACCGGCTTTTCGCCGAGACCAGTCTGGTCGATGCAGCAGCGCAGCACCCGGTAGTGGGCAAAGACCCCATCGAGCAGTGCATCCTGCTCGGCAAACGGGGCACGCTTGCGGGTAATGATGTCGCGCGTCCAAACCACATCGCCCACCTGCTCAATCACCCAAATCACAAACAGGTCGTGGCGCAGACCGATATCGACCCCGACAAAACAGGGGCCACCCTGATAGTGCTCAGGCTTGCCGGCCTGCGGGTGCTCTACGCCATCAATCAGATCATAGGAAAGCCAGCTTGATGCTTCATCCAGCCAGTGCAGTTCAAATTCCTGCGCCCAGGCGTCTTCATCATTGAGCGCCTGTTTGAGGGCGGCCACATCCCGTGGCAGGCCGTATTTGACCGCTTGGTAAATGTCGACCCGATGGCGCGACCAGACGCTGTCCAGCGACGGGTCGGTCATCAGTTCATAAAACTTGTTGCCCTTGCCATTCGGGGTGGAAGTGACACGCAACTTGTAGCCGTTTGATATTACCGGAAACAGCGCGGCCCAGATTTTGCGACTGTCAGCATGAAAGGCAAATTCATCGAGAAACACATTGGCGGCAAAGCCGCGCGCCGTATCGGGGTTCGCCGGGAGTGCGGTAATACGTGAGCCGCCGGGTAGCTCCGCCTCTAGCATGGTATAACGTTCGCTGCCCGAGCCTTTCACGCTGCCTTCGATTTCACGGATGGCCAGACCGTACGCCTGACAATGCTTTTTGACCCCTTCTTCCATCGCCTCTTTGGCCTGGCGCTCGCCGCGCGATAAAATCACCCAACGCGCCGACCCACCGAGGGCTTCCACCCTGAGACAGTCATCGACAATTTCCAGCGTGGTGGTAAAGGTCTTACCGGTCTGGCGGGCAAAACAGCCAATCTTGAAACGCGCCGGATCCAGCATCCAGTGTTGCTGATACGGGTAGAGTGTCACGTTTTTGCTCATGTGATAATCCCATAAATTTCTTCACGCACCCGCTTCAGGGTCTCCAGACTGACATGTCCTTTGCCTTGCTGCGCTGCTTCCAGCTCCAGCGTAGCCATTTCCGCGCTGATTTTTTTAAGCTGGCCTTACAGTTTTTTCAGACTGACGCTGGCATGAATAATCGGGGCCAAATTTTTCGCCATGCGGGCAAAACGTTCAGCCCGTTCAACCGGCGAGCCCGCTTCTTCCTTGATGGTTTGTGCCTCCAGCAGGCTATTGAGTAATTCAGTCTGCACCAACGCCATAATGGACTCTGAACGGGTATCCTGGTCATCCGGCGCACCCTTGGTCAGTTGCCGCGCCGCTTCAGTCGCGTCACGAATAGCGGCAAAGCGGCGTTGCACCTTCTGGCCATAGCGGGAAATCTGCGCCCGACCGATGCTGTACCCTTTATCCCGCAGCAACGTCTCCAGCTCGCGGTAGCCACTGAAATTGCGCTCGGTCAGCGCCCGGTCGAGCCATTCACGCACCGAGACGGGCAAGACTTCGATATGACTGCGCGGTGCCATCGTCACTCTCTCCAGTATTTGGCCGGGCGGGCAATGCCGGGGATATCGTCGGTGACGTATTCCACCAGATTCACCCCTTCCGGCATCAGTGTGGCGGTCCATGAGCGTGCGGGCGGTCGGGTCAGGCGAACCAGGCTTAAGCCCTCAAGGAACAGCAACTCTTTTTGCAGCTCCAGCATGGTCATATCCGGGTAGAGCGAATGGCCCACATCCCACAGCAGCCGGTCATTGGCCGGATAGGGCCGCGCCTTGTTGACCACCTGCAGTAACACCCAGCGCAACCCTTCACGGCGCGCCTGTTCGGTCTCTATCATCGTTATCCTCCTGCCACCTGACGCAGTTGTATCGTTTCCAGCTTCTGGTAAATCGCGTCAAGCCGTGACTCCACCACCTGCTGATAATGAATAAATTCGTCGCGCCGGACGTAACGCTCCGGCACCTCTACTTTGAACTCCAGCACCTCGCGCTCAAGGCGTACCCCTTTATCGGACGCCTCGCGCATCAGACGCTCCAGTGACGCAAACCGTTCGGTCTGACGCTTTTCGGTCTCCCGGATAAACCACCGTGCCAGCCCCGCGAGAAAGCCCGCCAGCCCAAACAGATAGCTCACCAGTACCCAGAAATCGACCTGTAATGTCATGGTTGTGATCCTTCTATATAATCCAGTAATCCATTTACCTGTGCCCGCCAGACCTGGCACTGTTGCCCGTTGTCGGTGATATTGGCGAGGATATCGCGCTGGGTAACTGGACTCGGGGTGTGTCGCTCGCCAGGGGTCTCAGCTGACCGGGTCGTGTTGCCAGTGCCGCCGGCAGCGGCGGCAGGGACTGAACCGTCAACGTCTGACAGCCCGAGGGCGGCGTTGTAGTGCTGCACGAAGCCACGAGTAAATACGCAGGCCACAGTATGTGCCTGGCCTTTTTCATCCTGCCAGTGTTGGGTAACGTCATCTATCCGCCTGGTTAAGTGTCGGGTTTTGTCACGAAGCTGCGCAATACGATTCAGATAGTCCTGTTCAGCCTGATGCGCCACCTTCACCTGATGGGTAAAACGCTGTTGCAAAGCATTTAGGGCTTGTGCGGCCTGCTCGGCGCGCTGTTTTTCCTGCATGGCAAACGTCTCGCGCAGCTGACTGAGGGTTGCCGCGCACCGTTCGGTTGAGCGAGCTGCGCCTTGTGTGTAGCCGTGCCACCAGATGCCCGACAGCAGCGCCATCACCAGCACCCTGCTGAGGCTTTTCAGGCTGACTGCACTAAACACAGCTTGCCCCTCCCCAGGTCAGATAACGCGGTGCCAGGGCTTTTAAAATACGGCGGGGATAATGGCGATTCTCGCGCCAGGCACTTGCGCCGCGTCCGGCATTCACCCGCTCAATGCTGTCAAACCAGCGCCTGCCATCGAACCCCTGCTGTTTCGCAAGACGGCGGTCACGCTGTACCCAGCCCAGGCCGCCGTTGTAGGCCGAGAGCGTCATCGCCATGCGCTCACACGCATTTACCGCCGACACGCGTTGCCATAGCCAGTGATCGAAACTCACCACCGCACGTAAACTCCAGCCGGGATTGAGGGGTGCTTTGGCCGCCAGCCCTGGCATTAACGCCCCAATCCAGGCGGTGGTCGTGGGCATAAACTGCCCCAGCCCCTGCGCCCCAATGGTATTGGTGATACCCGGCTGCCAGCCACTTTCGTGGTCAATCTGGGCGGCAAAATCCGCCACTGGCGCATTAAGGCCCCATACCAGACGGGCGTTGCGTATCAGGTCAGCCCGGTATGGCAGTGCTGCGGGCGGGGGATGGGCGGCATTCGCATCAAAGGCACCACCCAGCAGTAGCATCAGCAAAAAGAACAGCATCATGCCGGGTGGTTTATTGGGGTGTTGGTGATAATGCATACTCACAACCCCATCGCCACACTCAGACACACCGCCGCCACAATCACCGCTCGACGCAGTTGAGCGGCGGCAAAGACCTGATGGCAGCCGCCGCGCACCGGATGTCGACCTTGTGCTACCTCCGGGTGGTCATGGTGCAGGTATTGACCGGGTCGCGCTTTGGGGAACAGCGAACGGTCAAGCCAGTAACCGACCACCGCTGCCAGGGTAATCAAAGCCAGCTTATAGACGACCACCGGCAATTGCTGCGGCGACACCAGGCCAATCACCAGCAACAAACCGGCCGCAGTGAGCAACCAACCGCCGAGACGCGGGGTTTTAAAGGGTGTCAAAGTCAATTTTTTTCGGATTTTCATCACCATCTCCCTGAGAATCAGGCCGACAGTGTCGCAGGACAGTGCGCCAATCGCTTTTAAAGCGGTTTACTAGTGGGAGGATTGGTGAACGGTTAGGTTAGGCGCAGTGATTAGCCCCGAATGGGGCAAGGGAAAAAGCGCGACCCACCCGGTGCAGGAACACCGGACAGGCCGTCAACACACAGACACGACCTGTGAGTCAACCGTGGCGCTTTCCGTTCTCGAGAACAGGAAAGAGTCTACCTTAATTTCCATTAGTGAAAAAGGCTTACAGACAATGCAGCAAAATTTTTTACCGATACTGCCCTGGATAGGCGGTAAACGGCGGCTGGCAAAACAGATTTTACCGCGCTTTCCTGCGCATACCTGCTACGTGGAGCCGTTTTGTGGCGCAGCCGCGCTCTACTTTATGAAGTCACCCAGCAAAGCGGAAGTGATTAACGATATCAACGGCGAGCTGGTCAATCTCTATCGGGTACTAAAACACCATCTGGAAGAGTTTATGCGCCAGTTTAAATGGGCGCTGGTCAGCCGGGCGATGTATCACTGGTTAACCATCACCCCAACCGAAACCTTAACTGATATCCAGCGGGCCGCCCGTTTCTATTACCTGCAAAAACAGGCATTTGGCGGCAAGGTGGCGGAGCACACCTTTGGCGTGACCACCACCACGGGGCCACGCCTGAATCTGCTACGCATGGAAGAAGAGCTGTCGCTCGCGCATCTGCGATTATCACGCACCACCATAGAACAGCTGGACTGGGCCAGCTGCATTGCCCGTTATGACCGTCCGCACACGCTGTTTTACTGCGACCCACCGTACTGGGGGACAGAAGGCTATGGCGTGGATTTTGGCCTGGAGCAATATGAAAAATTAGCGGGTATGGGACGGGATTTAGCGGGCATGATGATTATTTCAGTCAATGATATTCCCGAGATGCGGGCAGTGTTTCGAGGCTTTGTGATGGAGAGTGTACCAATTCGTTATAGTCTCAACAGCAATCAGCCCACCCAACGGCGTGAGCTGATTATTACCGTTAAATAACCCTCTCCGCTGCAACGGAGAGGGATGGGTCATGCGCGGCTGCGGGCGGCTTTTTTCTCTGCCATTGCAGCCAGGGTACGTTGTGCCACCTCGCGTGTTTCACCGGGGATATGGCGGAACGTCGTCAATAAAGTTGCCTCCTCCTCATCTCTTACCACGTCGAGTGCACTGGCTTCATCACTGCGCTCACCAGTGATCAAGTAATTAACATCAACCCCTAATGCTTTAGCCGATACCAGATAAGCCGCATCAGGATGCCGCTCACTTTTTTCATAGTTGTATTGAGTGAGTTTTTTGACTCCGCACCGTTCGGCGAAGATCTCCTGGCTAAGCCCCAATCGCAGGCGCTCTGATTTAAGACGATCTCCCACCCCTTCGAGTGTCAGTGTCACCCACTGCTGGGTATCGAGTGGTGCCTGTTCATCGCTCGTAGCAGCCGTAGACGTTTTGCCAGCCAGTTGCTGGCTTAGTTGTTGCAACTGCTTCTCTTTTTCTGCCACCAGTTGCTGACTGCGTTTAAGCGCCGACTCATCTTTACGTAATGCCGCCCGTAATTCCCGTACCGACATCCGGTCAACGTCATCTAGCGTCAATCCGGCGATGGTGCCGCCTTCGGCTAAAACATCTAGATCCTCATCATTTTCAGTTAATAATTCATAAAGTTTAGCTTTTCCTAAAACGCCTAACGTTGCGCGTTTTGGGGCTTCAATTCCATTACCTAAAAACTTTAGGCTTGCCTGCATCATTCTGCGAGCTGTTTGCGGTATAAGCCCTAAATCCTTTTCAAGGATTTTTGTAAATTCCCCATGAGGTTCATTCTCTTTAAGAATAATCAGCCGCTTCCCGGCCTCCAGCATCGCCTCGGCACTTTGCGCCATATAGAAGCGCGCTTCATGCACAATGCGTTCCCTCTCATAGGGTAGCCCATCCCCAAAACGCGCCATCACCTCCTGTTGAGCGCTGTTTTCTGCCTTTTTTTCAGGGTATGCAATTGCCCCCCCCCCCCCGCAATCGTGATATTGTCCGCCGTACTGACAGACAGGCTGGTTGTCGCTTTTTTCTTTGCCATACAGGTCTCCTTTAGGCCGATAACAGCCCGTGGTCTTTAACGGTGATAGAAAACATACAAAAACATATAAAAAAGACTTTACATTATTTTGAATGCTATTGTATATTTATTTTTAACTTTTTATAACGGAGATAACACCATGTCACTGCAACACCCAGCCGACTTTAAGCGCAATTTTTACGAGCATATCTATCAGCAATATCCTTCGGTCGCTAAGTGGGCACAGGAATATGGTTTTAAGCCTCATGACATCTATGTGTTACTGAATGGTGCTTGCCAAGGCTCACGCGGAAAAGCCCGTAAAGTAAAATGCGCTATTGAACAGATAGTTGGTTCACCCATGCCATACAGTAAAAAACGCCATAAAAAATAACATTCGCCTGTTTCACTGACGGTAACACAATTTCCATTAATGAAAAAGAGGCATTCGATGAAAAACACCTTATTACTGCACCCCTCTTCACGCACACGGCGGGCGCTGCGTATTTTGAAAGCCATGAAAGGGCATTACCGCGACGGCCTGTCCAATAAAGCCCTGGCGGCGCTAATCAATGACTCTGCGGCCAATATCAGTCGCACCCTGCCATTTTTAGTGGAAGAAGGGATGATTGAGCGGCGCTTCAATGGGAATTACGCCTTGAGTGAAGAATTGATACAGATTGCCCTTGCCTTTTTTGATGAAACCGAACGGGCACAAATCAAGATGGCAGAAAGGCATGGCCGCTGCGTAGCCTCATCGTCAAAACTGTAAGAGGACAAAATAATGGGTAGAAAAGCATTACCGATGACGGCTGAAATTGCCCCCGAACAACCGTTGGCACCGGATTTAATGAACAACCTTAATGCCCTGGCTGAACATCAGCAAGCCATTATGGATAAGTACGGCGAGGGCTTGCCCTATCAGCGCGAGCGCATTGTGCATGAGGCGCGCTTCTATATGGCACAGAGCGCCGAAGCCATGCTTGAGGCGGGGAAGCGACTCATTATTCTTAAAGAGAATGAACCTCATGGGGAATTTACAAAAATCCTTGAAAAGGATTTAGGGCTTATACCGCAAACAGCTCGCAGAATGATGCAGGCAAGCCTAAAGTTTTTAGGTAATGGAATTGAAGCCCCAAAACGCGCAACGTTAGGCGTTTTAGGAAAAGCTAAACTTTATGAATTATTAACTGAAAATGATGAGGATCTAGATGTTTTAGCCGAAGGCGGCACTATTGCTGGTATGACACTGACCGAGGTTGACAGGATGTCGGTACGAGAACTGCGCGCAAAATTACGAGAGACAGAAAAATCCCTTGAAGCCAGCCGCCGCCTGGCCAATGAGAAAGATCAAAAGATCAATGAACTGAGTGAAAAACGCCTGATCGATCAACATCGCCCGTTAGGGGAAGAGGGCTTACGGCATCTCCGCGAAGAAATTAGTCTGGTGGGCTTTGATGTTAAAGCTATGTTAATGGGACGCTTCCGCGAAGGGTTGGAAAAACTGAATAGCCACAGTGGGGATATTCTGTCCCATGCCGACTATTTAGCGGGGCTACTCAATGATATTGAGTTTGAAATCAATGTATTACGTAGCGACTTTGCCTTGCCCCACCACGCGGTGTCAGAGGCAGTACCTGACTGGATAAAAGACGATAGTGATGCCGAAGACGCCGATTTTCAGTTACCGGAGCACCTGCGCGGTACTGGTGAAGATAACGGTGAGGAGGTGGTGCAATGAACACCATCCTGACCGAACGCGTACTGGCGATTGCTCAGGCTGCCGAAAAAGCAAGGCATGGCGGTAAAGACGCGGTTTATCAGACAGGTTGCCAGGCACTCGGCATTTCCAGGGCGACGCTGCTGCGAAAAATCAAGCAGGTGAGCTATAAGGCACCGCGCAAGCAGCGGGTAGATTATGGTACCAGTGCCCTGACGCGTGACGAAGCTCTGTTGATATCGGGCGTTATCATGGAAGCAGAACGTAAGAATGGCAAACGCCTCTACAGTCTGCGAAAGACGGTTAACGACCTGCGGGCTAATAACCTGATTGATGCCGGGTATATTGATAATGAAACCGGCGAGTGGTTCGCCCTGTCGGTCGATGCCATCAGCCGGGCATTGTACCACTATCGTCTACACCCTAATCAGTTACGGGCACCGGCCCCGTGTGTCCAACTAAAAACTGACCATCCCAATCATGCCTGGCAGCTGGATGCGTCGCTGTGTGTGCTTTATTACCTGAAAAATCCCGATAAAAAACGCACGACACGCGATAGCGGCCTGCGCATGATGACAGAGGCGGAATTTAACAAGAACAAGCCCAAAAATCTCGACCGCATTGTTAACGACCGCGTCTGGTCATTTGAGCTGACCGACCACACCAGCGGCTGGATTTACGCCGAGTACCGCTTCGGTGGCGAAACGACACAAAATTTTACCGATGTGCTGATTAATGCCATGCAGGAGCGCGGTGGGGCCGACGTACTGCATGGCGTGCCGCGTATCCTTTATACCGACCCCGGTTGTGCCCTGGTCTCGTCCACGATGCGTAACTTGTGCAAAACCCTCGGTATTCAACTTATCGCCCATAAAGCCCGCAACGCCCGCGCTACCGGCTCAGTGGAAAAGGCGCGCGACATTCTCGAGTGCCATTTTGAATCTGGCCTGCGGTTTGTGCAAGTCGATAATATTGATGAACTGAACCGCCTGGTCGGGTTGTGGCGTAAAAAATACAACCGTACCGCCATCCACCGACGTACCGGCATGACCCGCACCGACTGCTGGCTGCGTATTACCCCTGGACAGTTAATCAAGGCACCACCTGTTGACGTATGCCGCGAACTGGCGGTGAGTCTGCCGGAAAACCGTAAGGTTAGCACCCACCTTCGCGTGTCGTTCAGGGGGAGTGAATATGATGTGCGGCAAGTCCCCGGCGTTTGCGTGGGCGACACCGTACAGATAGTGCGTAACCCCTGGCGCGACAGTGAAGCGCAGGTGGTCATGATGAATGAGGACGGGCTGGAAACCTTCTGCCGGGTGCCGGAAGTGGTGAAAGACGACTATGGCTTTGCCCTCAATGCACCGACATTAGGCGAATCGTTCAAGGCATTACCCCACACCACGGCGCAACATCATCTGGCGGAAGTCGAGCAGACCCTGTATGGCACCACCACGCCGGGGGAAACCGCCGCCGCGCAAAAAGCCAACGCCTTACCCTTTGATGGGCGCTTTAACCCTTATCTGGACAATGAACGCGATACCCCACCGATTTACCTGCCCAAACAGGGTCAGGTCTCCCCGGTTTGCGCCCCGCGTTTTGAAGAACGTTTAAACCCGGTCGTGGTGGTGCAACGCCTGCGCGCGCGTTTCCAGTCGGCGGGCAAGACCTGGCGCAGTGAATTTTACACCGCGCTGACCCAACGCTTCCCGGACGGTATTCCGGCTGACCAGGTCGATGCACTGGGTGATGAACTGATGGCCCAGTCCACCGATGTGGTGCTCAGTCTGGCCAGTCACGGTTAACGGGAGGCCATCATGCTGAAACTGAAAACCCTGTTACAACAACACAATCTGACCCAGGCGGCACTGGCCCGTGCGCTTGACCTTTCCGAGGCGACACTGGCGCAGATAGTCAACCACCATCAGTGGCCGAAACAGGACACCGACGCGCTAAAACAGCGTATCCGTGCCTGGCTATGTAACCAGGGCATCGCAGCGGACGACTGCTTTGACGGGATAACGCCCGGCGGAAAGGAAAAGCGCCCACTACTTAGCAATGAGGAAGACACCATGTTACTCAAAAAACAGGTATTGCTGCCTGCCACCAAAAAGCATTTCGGGCTGTTTCGCGCCCCGTTTGATGACCAGGCCATACAGGGTCATGAAGATGTGTTTTTAACCCCTCAAAGCCGTTATGTGCGTGAGGCATTGTACCAGACCGCCCGTTATGGCGGCTTTATCGCCGTTATCGGCGAATCCGGTTCGGGTAAAAGCACGCTGCGACGTGACCTGACTGACCGTATTTATCGGGAAAACGCCCCGGTGGTGGTGATTGAACCCTACGTGCTGGCGATGGAAGACAACGACCATCAGGGCAAGACCCTGAAAGCGGCCAGTCTTGCCGAGGCTATTGTCCATACCCTGGCCCCACTGGAAAAACTCAAACGCTCGCCGGAAGCCCGCTTCCGTCAGTTACACCGACTATTAAAAGAGAGCAGCCGCGCCGGGTACAGCCATGTACTGGTGATTGAAGAAGCCCATTGTCTGCCCATCCCGACCTTAAAGCACCTCAAACGCTTCTTTGAGCTGGAAGACAGCTTTAAAAAACTGCTGTCCATCGTCCTGCTGGGACAACCCGAACTGGGCGACAAGTTATCCGAGCGCCTGCTAGCGGTCAGGGAAGTGGTACAGCGCTGCGAAGTGATTGACCTGCCGCCGCTGGATGAACACCTGACCGACTTTCTTGATTTCAAGTTTAAACGCGTCGGTGGCGACACGAGCAAAGTCCTCGGCCCGGATGCGATACCGGCACTACGTCAACGCCTAAGCTGGCTGCGCCCGAAAAAAGACACGCCGGTCAGCCTGCTTTATCCCCTGGCTATCGGCAATCTGGTGACCGCCGCCATGAATCTGGCCGCGCAAAACGCCATTCCGGTTATCGACGCCAATATTATTCACAGTGTGCATTAAAGGAGGCTTTTATGCTGAACCCCGCCGTGACCATTAAAAACCCGTCAGCGATGACCTACCAGGCCATCCAGCAGCAGTTCAGGCAATGCCTGTCGGTGATGGACAACCTCAGCCAGGAAGGTTTTACCGTCAGTCAGTTTACCGTTGATGGCTATAGCCGTCCGACCATTACCCTGCTGCATGACCGACGGTGTGATGCCTTACATAAAAAGGGGCATGCCGTTCGCTATGCCCTGGGTACCGACCATCAGGGTCGCTGGGAAAAATACCAGTTTCTGCAAGATAACTGCCGAATCACCTGGGAGGTACGTTAATCATGAAAACACGCCCTGTCCGTATTACCGCTCGCCAATCGGTTTATTTGGCAAAGACCGTCGATATGCCGGAACAGGACTATGAAACCTATTTATCGATTTGCGAAAACTGCCGTGATTTTAATGAACAGGATTGCTGTCTCGGTGACATTGCGGCCCGATATAGAATTAACGTATTTGAGCATATTCAATACAGTGACGCCCTTGAGGACATTATTTTCGAGCGCGTTTAATTCCCGACGTTGTTAATGAAAAGGTAAAAAAGATGGCAAAGAAAATAACGCGGCTTAAAGCCGTGGCGGCTTCCTGCACCCCGCAAACCCGTGAGCAGGTGATAAGCGATATTAAAAGTCTGGGCGATATCCAGCGGGAAATGACCCGGCTGGAGACACAGATTAACGATGAAATTGCGCGCTTAACCCATCAACATGCGGCTGATATTGAAGCCATGAAAGCCCGCATCACCCTGTTGCAAAGAGGTATCCAGACCTGGTGCGAGGCCAACCGTGAAGAGCTTACCCAAAACGGCAAAACCAAAACCGCCAACCTGATAACCGGCGAGGTGTCATGGCGTAACCGCCCACCGTCCGTTTCGCTAAAAGGGATGGACGATATCCTGCAGGCGCTGGAAGAAAACGGACAGACCGACTGCATTATTCGCAAAGCACAGCTTGATAAAAATGCCCTGCTCAAAAATCAGGACACTATCCAGCGACTGAATATTCCCGGCATTACGTTTCGCAACCAGCTTGAGGATTTCATTATTACCCCCTTCGAGCAGGAGGTGGCCTCATGAGCTATCAGGAAATAAAACCTCTACGCCGTCAGATTGAAAGGTACATAAACCGCGGCATACATCACCTGCGGGCAGACCATTCCGCGGCGGCGTATCGTGACTTTCAAAATGCCTTCGAGATATTGGCCGAACTGATAGCACGATTAGATGAGGAAGACACATTATGAGCATTACCTGCATCAGCTGCCATCGGGCGACTCACCACCTGCAGCCCGTCCAGGCAGACGTTATTCAGCAACCTGAAAGCGGTGAGTGGGGGATTGACCTGTTACTGACCTGTCCACACTGCGGACAGCGGTATAGCGCCTGGGTACTTAATTGGGATGTCGTGCCGCTAAAAGGTATCACGGCAAAGTCGCCATCAATACCACCCCATCATCAAACGCACGAGGTAAATAAACCATGAACCTTGACCTTTGGTTAGTTTTTTTAGGGGGTGCCTTGCTCAGTGCCGTATTACCCGGTGCGGGCGCTATCCTCACGCTTAACCATGCCTTCCAGCGGGGATGGCGCAAGACGCTACCGCTTATTGCCGGTCAGGCCACGGCATTAGCTTTGATGGTGCCCATTGTGGCACTGAGCACGGAAGCGTTGCGCGCTTCAGCGGCCGCCTGGCTGTTGCTGAAAGGCATCAGCGTACTCTGGCTACTGTTTGCCGCCTACCGAACCTGGCGCGCACCGGTCATCATGGATGCCTACGATGTCGTGACATTGATCCGCGGCTCGCAACGGTTCTGCTGGGGTTTTCTGACCGATATCACCAACGCCAAAGCGCTCGCCTTCCTACTCGCCACACTACCGGTCTTTCTTAATCCGGCCCAATCGTTAGGGCCACAAATTACCCTTATGACTCTGACGATGGTAATGGTCGATGCGCTGATGATGACGCTCTACGCATTCATTGCCACTCGCTTGCGGCCTTATTTTCAATCGCCCGAAACCCGCAAACAACAAAACCGCCTGTTTGCCGGTTTCCTGGTGTTCATTGCGGTCAGCCTTTGTTTTATTGAACATCCGACCTTAATTCAGTGAAAGAGGATAAATTATCATGTGGATATTAATTTTAGCCCTATACGCCAGTCCCTATGCCGGTCATGCTTTTTCCACGCTGCATACACAGGAGTTTGACACGGCAACCGCCTGTCAACAGGCCGCCAAACAGTTCGCAGAAAAATTTGAAACCTTCAAGGATATTGATGCCAGGGCGATTTGCGTGAAGAAGTCATAGCAGAAAATAGGCGTACAATTCATTCAATTGTATAATAACGATATTCATTTTATAATCCTTCAAAACCCGAAGGATTATTTTTTTATTCATGGCATAAGGAATCCTGACCCAGACCAAAACGATAAAGGACGCCTCCGATGACCCGACAAAAATACCTGCAGTTAATCCATATCGCGGCCCATCATCTCAAACTGGACGACACGACTTACCGCCAGATGCTGCACAGGCTAACCGGAGAAACCTCGGCAAAAGCCCTGAATATCGGTCAACTGGCGCAAGTGTTAAACGCCCTGAAAGCCAAAGGCTTTCGTATCCAACCGACTCAACCCACGACGAAAAAGCAGACCGACCGTCCGCAAATCCAGAAAATGCAGGCCCTGTGGCAGGCAATGGCCGATGAGGGCATTGTCCGGGATGCGTCAGCAACAGCCCTGGCCCACTTTGTTAAACGGGAAACCGGCTGTGATTCGCCTTACTGGCTGGATAGCCAGCAGGCCAGCCAGGTTATCGAGAAACTCAAGCAGTGGCAAAAACGCGTGGTGAGGGCAACCTCATGCTAGAGCATACCTTTCGCAGTAAAGGGCCTGAGTTACTGGTTGAGCTGGCCGAGCACACCGCACAGACTGTTAGGCAGATTATCGACGTTGATCCCGCTGTTGCTAGCCAGATAGGCGATGCCGTCGCTAATCAAATGATGCGGGTCTGGGGCGGGCAGAATGTCTACTTTCCGATGGGGCTGATGTGGAAAATAAACCAGCGCGACCGGGAGATATTTGCCGATTTCAACGGCCATAACCACCGTGCCCTGGCACGCAAGTACGAAGTCTCGCTACAGTGGATTTATTCCGTGATAAAACGGGTTAAAAAAGAAGAGCTGGCCCGCATCCAGGGCAATCTGTTTGAAGATGAGGATAAGCAGGCAGGCTGATCATTTATAACGCGCTTTAAGTACCTCAGCATTTTTTTATTACTATTATCATTACGATAGCACCCACGCAAAGGCGATAAATATGCTTGATTCAACCCTGCTGGATTTACCCTGGGCAACACTCGTAACGCTGGCCTCTGGCTACATTAGCTACTTTATTGCCAATGTTGGTCTGAAAGAACACCATAAACCCATTGATATTCTCTTCTCTACACTGATTTTTAGCCTGTTGCCGACAGTAATATACCACGTGACACTTTGGTGTGGCGTCAATGCTTACGCAGCAGCGCTGCCAACCGTGTTGTTGGCATTTACCCTGGGTGCATTGTGGCGTAAACGGTTGTGCGCGTTTCTCCGGCAGCATAATATCTCATGGTCTGACAGTACCCACTCTGCCTGGCAGCAAATGTTTGGTCTGACGGATTATCGGGCGACCGAATTACTTGTGGTACTGAAGGATGGCTCGGGCTTGCTATCACGATTGCCGGGGCGCTTCGAGGAACTTCCAAATGGGCCTTTTACACTGGGTAATAACGGCGATGTCATTCTCTATGTCACGCATAGAAGTCCGGCAAATAGCGATGAGTGGGTAGAGTATGGCGATGTTATTCATCAGGACTACGGCGCTCTTGCCACTTACATCCCTGCAGATCAAATTACCAGAATAGGCATCAGGAGAAGAGAAGCAAAGCCATCATGCTCTTCTACCGACTGA